TTGAGTGTGTTCATCTTCGTACTTTGCATACTCCAAACCAAACAAGGCATTAAGCCCCGGCAGGAGTTCTTTAAGCATTTGCGCTCTTGAAATTGCCATTGCCTAGTTACTCCTATACGCCGGTTGTATTTCGGTATGCATGACCAACGTTAAAAATAAACAGTGCATCGGTGAATGCATCACCAATAGTACTGCTTGGGCCATCATAAAAATCATAGATTCTTAGTGGCAACGTATTAGTCGTAGCAGTTGAATCAGCATCAACAGCATTTTTGCTGTTACCGATGCTTGTGGTTCCAGCAGTTTGGATCACATCAAAGTTTGATCCGAGTGCTGTTTGTGCAATAGCACCATCAGCTTGCATCAAAAAAACCACATCTGGGTCAGTCAATACATAAGCCTCAATATCATCAGCAGCCGTAGATGCTGGATAGTATTGATTAAACGTTAACTGACCAGTAGTAGGATCGGTGTATTTAACACCCATGAAGATACCAATGGTAGTAAGCGTTGCAGTTCCTGTGTCCTTTTCAATAACACCAGCCGCAACCATCTTGACAAAATCACCATTGAAAATAGCAGTAGCATAACCGCTGGCAATTTTAAGATGCTGGACTTTACCATTGAAAGAACCACTAGCACTTGTCGTGCTTACGGGTCTTGCTCCAAATGGAGCGGCTGTAGTAGCCATAATAGTTTCCTTAACAAATCAAAAGAATTTTACCATCCACTCTTACTTACGCGAGTTGTTCGATCTGGTCGAAGCATAGGCATTCGAGGATCGTTCTCACGCATATATGAATGATCGACACTTTCCATTTGTTGCGCTGCAATTCCTTCGTAATGACGCTGGCGAGCATCCGCAACTTCTTGTGGAGCTTTACACAAAAGCTGGCCGCCGATTTCTACACATCCGGGGAATTGGCTATTGTGATCTGGCATCACTTCTAACTCTGGATGGTCTTCCAGTTTTACTGGCTCCCATCCTTCCCTAAAGCGCATTGAAACATTGGTTGCATCCGACTGACCTACCATAGATGTCCTCACCCAACGAAAAGCCCATCCGGGCTGTGGAATTGGATCTGGTAGCAGGGTAGGCGGTTGCCACGCTGTTTCTCTCGACGTTTCACTTCTTGTTTCAAGTTCCCTTGGTTCTCGGCTATCTGTCATTGTCCCATCCTTCTTTTTGATAATGCGTACTGTTCAGGTGTAAGACCTAGTCTTTTACTCAATTGAATCTCGCTGCTACTCAATTTCACCTGACGCTTTCCGGCATTCCCACGCTGCGCTGGCGCAACTACCGTTGAGCTTTTTGTTTGTGTTCGTTCCGCCTGCTGCGGCTCAATACCAAACGCTCTGGGAAATGACTCCCTAAGTGCTTGATCTACTGCTGAAAAATACTCAGGTGTGTTTCTTTGCACACCTCGTTTAATCAACATTTCATCAAGCCCATAAGTAAAGCCAGTTAGAGCTTCGTTTCCGGGCGCTCCAAACCAACTATTACGAGACAACCAGTTCTGCAATTGCGGATCTAGCTGCTCTTGTTGCGGTGGCTGTTCCACCTGCACATTTGCCTGAGCCTGTTGCTCTGGCTGATTCTGTTGCATCTGAGACTTATAATTATCTATATAAGCTCTGTCTGCCTGTATCCGCGCAAGCTGTTCTTGCGCGTCAACCATTTTCTGTGTATCGCCCTCTTCGTGGGCTTTTGTGTACTCCTGCCTTAATGAAGCTAGTTCAGCCTCAGTGCGCGTCTGTACACTTTGCAACAACGCTTGTTCGCTTTGCCCCACCAACCCTTGAAGTCTTTGAACTTCTCCTTGGGTATTTTGAGCAAACTGAACAGCCTCATCGCGCAATCTTTGTGCAGCTTCTTTTTCTCTGCGTTGCTGATGATACTCGTATTTTAGTCTGTTTAAACGCTTTTTAACACGATCATCCGCAATGTCAATCTCTTCGTCAATGTTAAATGGCTCAACATCATCTCTTACAGGCCGACGATCTTCTTCTGGAGTATCATCTACCTCTACGACTTCTATTTCATCAACATCGAAATTACTTCCGACGCTTTCATTTGGCTCTGGAAAATTAACTTCAGACACGACTTATCCCCCTTGGATCATCCACTACAGCTTCAACCGTATCGTCATTGATGATACGAAACTCTTTGCCATGAATACTGATGCGAGTACCGCTATAGGCTCGCATGATGATGAAGTCTCCTTCACTACACCAAGGCCCATTAGGAAATCGTTTTTTGTCTTGATAACAGTCTGGCCCCATTGCAATTACAAAACCAACTACTGAGGCGGTTTCCTCAATAGATATTGTTGCTTGCGCCTTTATGATTCCACCCTCTGTCTTTTCATCGATTTCAGGTAAACCGATAAGTATGTGATAGCCCGTTGGCACTGGTAGTTGACTCGCTTTTTCAGCAGTCTCCTCTTCAGCACCAATGGCTTTCAAATCTACTTCTGCCATTTCTTTCTCACTGCAACACTTATTGGGAAGTGTAGAACCCATTGCATCCTGATGATGCTAATTCTCATCAACAAAAACACGCTCTGCTACCTCTCGGATTTCGCGTATTGCTGTTTGTATTCCTTCGAGCTGTCCTCGATAGAGCTTGTACTCTTCTATCTTTTCAACTGATCCTGCGAGCAGCTTTTCTTTGTGATGACTTTCTAGTTCGTTTAAACGCGACAATAGCAAGTCAACAAACCTTGGATCAACAAAACCTGACATCAAACGTTCTTAGTTATTTGTTCGGCTATTTTTCTGCCAATGTCTGCGCCTTTCACCGCATCATTTTGCCCTTGCCTTTGCAATCGTTCGTCGCGGTCAAAACCAGATGTCAGTGCATCTTTGGTCATATCAGCCAAGGCAAGTTTTTCTGCACTGTCTATTCTATCTTGTGCAATAGACAGGTCTTTCTGAATCTTCAATCGCTCAAGGTCATCTCGCATCTGCGCCTTTTCAGCATCAAGTGCCAGCTTCTGTTGTTGTGTCTGGACTCTCTGCTGATCTGTTTGAGCCTTCGCCATCGCTGCCTGCTCTTCAATTTGAAGCTCACGCTGCTTTAGCTGCAAGATTGGATCTTCTGCTTGTGCCTGTTGCTCTTGCTGTTGAGCCTCTTGCTGATCTTTTTGCAACAACTGCTCTGCTGCTTGAGCAACCAAAGACGATAGCTTGGCTTCGATTTCTGGCGGTAACTGTGTATCTATTGCTGGAAGCTCAACACCAAGTTCTCGTTGGATCTCTTCTCGATACTTGAATGCTAAGTGTTCTTGTATGTGCGCTGTAACTGACGCCTGTATCGCCTGTTGATTCGGCGCTTGAGCCATAAGCTCCATAATCTTTGGATCTTGCATAGCAGCCATATGTACTCTGATATGCGCTTCGTGATCTTGATACTGGAACGCCTTGGCTGGTTCACCATTAATAAAGTCCATGTTCTCTGTAACAGGGTCTTTGGGAGATAGATCATTTTGTTCAGGCACAAGATTTTCTGGATCTCTAATACCTAACGCCTCAAGCATTTGCCTATGAAGTGCTGGCAAGTCATAAAGCTGTGGTGCTTGTGATGCTAATTGCAACGCAGATTGATACTGCATAATGCGCTGAGACATAGTTGCCGCATTGGGATTAGCAACAGGTATCACATCTATCTGGTCATTGAAGTCAGCAACAATATCTGATGGCTCGCCATATGGTTGATACGGATATTCTGATGGGCCGAAGTCCTTCACAATACGCACCAACAGTTTAAGCTCACTCTTCATTGCCGCATAAAGTCTTGCCTGAATTGCAGACATGACTTTCATGTTCCTTTCAATAAGCGCAAGCGTTGTGCCTACTGGCGCTTGGCTATTCATATCAGCAGCCTTTACATCAGCCATTGATGCAAAGCGACGGGACTCCTCAACGATATTCTGTAATAGCTGATACAAGGTGCCACTGGGTTCTTTGTATGGCAGGAACGAAATGTTTTCTTTTATCGTGCCGCCGGGAACATCTACATCCCTAAACTCTCCCGGCATGATAGGCGTATCGTCTGCGGTAATACGCATACCGCGAGTCTTCAAGCCTCCCGGCAAGTTCGCCAATGTACCTGCATCGACAAGTTGCCGAAGTATTGATGTAGCAGATTTGACTAATCCACCGATAAGGTGAACAAGACCAAGGCCATAAAAACCAAGACCCGGAATGTATTCGTAATGAACAAAGTGATCCCGCCTTCTCTTTAACGAGTCATCTTCAAAAAAGTTACGGCGTATGGAAAGTATTTGTGCGCTACCTTTATCTACGGTAACAACATATGGCACTGCAATACCTGTGGCTTCACCATCCTGCATATCAGGAAAGTCATCCAAATCAAGATCAACTTGTATTTCAAGAATTGTATTGACAGTTTCGCCGGTTAAATAAGATCCGCTTGCCGATGATGTATACGACTCGCCTGTGATCTCACCATACTTTTCTTTTACGGCATCTACATAACTATCAGAACCTAACAGTTCGATGTCTCTATAAAACCCAGAGACTTGCAGCTTGCGTATTTCATTGGATGTTTTACGCATACGATGAGTCATGCGTGTTAGTGACTTAATATCTGTTGCCCCGTTAAATACCACCATATCTTCTGCTGGTACAAACATAGAGCAAGGGCGACCCATGCTTGGATCAAAATACACTTTCTTGAATGCACTTCCTGCTAGGGGCAAAGAAAACAACATACGTTCCGTTTCACTACGAAACTCAGTCATCTCTTCTGTAAGCAAAAAGTTTAAATAGTTCTGAACACGATTAGCCTGCTTATACATCTCTTCGGTGGCTTCACCGACGATCTTTGATTTAGCTGGGCCACCGGCTGGAAAGATTTCAGATATTGCCTGTGACTGAAAGCGGATAACTGATTCTGCTAGGAGGGGGTGATGCACACCACAGGCTCCGGGCCAAGGCTCTGTGCGGTCTTCAATCTTCAGGCCAAGAAGGTCTAAGCCTTCAATGTATGTCTCTTCCCAATCACGGCGAGAAGATAAGTCATCTTCATAAGCTGACACCAACTCAGATCCAAGAATGTTTAATTCTTGATCGCTCATGTATTCAGCTAGGTTTGCATCAAATGGCGCATCTTCTACAGATGGGTCAGGATCGAAGTCAATAATCATCCCACCGTCTTCTGTTTCAATAGCAACAGAATCTGGATTCTCTATTTCAATAATCATCTCAGACTGCTCGTCCGCATCTGCTAGACGATTTTGTATATCCGCCATCTGAAGTGAATCAAGCGACTTTTCTACAGCCATACAATGCTCCCGGTTGCGCGGAGTTTAAACGCACTAATAATAGTTAGCAATTCGTCTTGGTGTCTGTTCTGTGTAGTCATCATGCTCTAAAGCAATGAATCCACCTTGCCTGAATCTCAACAATGCCTGAGTCGAAGAATCTACCAAGTCATCGTGATCTCCTACAGGGAAAGATGCAAACTCTTCAATCACCTCTTCAGCCCAGCGACGAGCCGGTGCCCAGACAATACCCGATGCAAAAAAGTCAGCGACAGCATTTACACGCGATACTTTGTCATTGCCTCTTGAGGGTGTGTATTCCGTAACACTGATACCCATTGCTCTGAGTTCATAGATCAATGGCGCACCCGCTGCCTTTGCCTCCACAATAAATGCATCCGGCTCCCAATCCATGTACATCTCATAGGCACGTTGCTTCAGTGTGGGAAACTCCATGCGTTCTTTCAAAGCATCAAGAAGGATAATGTTCGGGGCCATACGACCCTCATCGTTATCCATATAGAAAACGCCCCATGTAGTGCAAGCAGAATAGTCTGCTCGCTCGTGCTTCATAAAGGCGGTATCCCAAGACTGAATTACAAACGATACCTTGGGTGGATCACGCTCTTCCCAAACTTGCCACCAATCCCGCTTGATAATGGCAGACTCTTCAGATGTGGGCTGCTGTTGGTACTGGGCCTCCCACTTCGAGATGGGTAGTTCTGCCTTGAGCTTCTCTAGCTCCTCTACAGGCCAGTATTCAGGCCAAAGAGACCTACCTGATGGTAGTATTGCGGGTAGCTCTAAAACCTCCCATTCGTCCGTACCGTCCCTCTCAACACTATCTCGCATTATTTGACCGCAAAGATCCTTTTGCGACCAGCGAGTCATCACAATAATGATTGCCCCTCCGGGCTGTAAACGCTGACGAGGCCCAGAGCTAAACCATTCATGGGTAGAATCAAATACTTTAGGATCGGCTTGTTGCCCCTGTTGTTCTGAGTGGGGGTCATCTATAATAAGCAAATCGGCACCACGCCCTGTTACGGCACCCCCAACACCCACGGAGAAGTATTCACCTCCACCTGACACATCAAAGCGACCAGCAGCTTTAGAGTCAGCAGTTAGGGAGGTTTCGGGGAATATATCTTTGTACTCTTCACTACCAATCAAGTTACGAACCATACGACCAAAGCGAACAGCAAGCTCGGCGGTGTGGGATGCCATGATGATCTTCTTGTCAGGCATCTTGCCCATAATCCACGCAGGCAATAACCAAGAGGTCAACTGAGACTTGCCCATACGAGGAGGCATATTAATCATTAAGCGTTTACATTCCCCACTCGCAACACGCTCAAACTTCTCAGCCATCTTCCTATGGTGCCCACCTTCAATGAAAGCAGGCCATACAGAAGCACAAAAACACAAAAACTCTTCCTGCGACTTCTCCCTTCGTACCGACATCTCTAACGCCTTCATCAAATCCATCACTTGTTTACGCTCTGAAGCGGTCATGGCTGCTATGAGATCAGGTGTCAACAACGATTCTATATCAGAAAGCTGTTTGTCAATATCAATAGTCATGTTGTGCTCACTGTTTACAAAATGGTTTTAGTAAATATAAAATTTTACGCACTATTTTTGTCAATAATTGTTTTTGGTTTTAGGGGGTGGGTTTGTAAAGTGGGGTGATCGACTGTAGATAATTGTATGTATGTGTATGTGCGGGACTCCTGCGCGCTGTGTGCGTGTGTGGGGGTCTGCCGGTGCGTGTAAACGCGCTATGCGTGGGACTCCTAGGCGCATTATGCGCGTCAGTCCTGCGTTGCGACACGATCACGCGATAGCAATCCGTTTAAACGCTCCAAGATCACCGAAGGTGAGTCGGCATCAGCTCGCACCACTGCCTGTTGCTCCACATAAAGCCTACTGGCTTTCCCTCTGTGGTGCTCGGCTTGTATAGCAGAGCTATATTGCCCAGCATCTCTGGCCTCATCTCGCAGCGATGCCAGTGTATCGAGGTGATCCCGTAGGGAAACGGCCCGATCCTCGGCTAATTCAGCGCCCCGCTGATTAATTAAGTCTACGACTTCTGCTTTTTTAACCAACTCACTTCCCTTTTTGTCTGGATTGCTGGTGTAACCAGCCATGCGCGCACTCTCTGCCTGTGTACGGCCTTCGGCCACATACCTAGCGAATAGGCGCTCTTTCACGCTTACCTGCTTACCCATTACGTCCCTGCAACCCGTTTAAACTCGCCAACTTAACCGAAGGTTAAAAAACCCAGTTGGAAAAAACTAGTTGACAGTTTAAACGAAATCTGGGCATAGTGATTTGGCATCGACGGATTGACCGCTCAACAGGTCAGCTTACCGTCAACCGGATGCGGGGCGGCAGCTTAATGCGACTGAATGGGTGTAGGCCACCTCCGGTCAGGTACCGGTGTTTCGATCTCACGGCGGATCGAGACGTAGCAAGCTGGAATTGTGTGCAAGGCAATTCTGCGAAGGCTTGGGAAAAGGATGTCGGGGCGGTGGAGTCACCTCCAGATGTCGGGAGACATCTCTCTGGAGGCCAAGATCGTCAATGGCGTAAACCGGCTAGGTGTGAACGCAGATCGGGTTGGAGTCCGTGACGCACCAGAACGATACCGAAGGTATCTGGACTAGACGATAGATTTACGAATGTTGTGCATACAACAGAGAGCATTCAACGAATGCTTTCGATTGTGTTCACAAAGGAGAAAACACATGAGCGATCAATCAGGCAATCACGTTAATTTTTTGCAAATCAGCGACGAGCTTTACTTCGACTCGGAGACCCGAGAGATGGTGCAGCAACTCACAGATTACATACACGATGCGATGTCGGATCGGGGCTACCTTGTAGACAAGGTAAATTGGCAGGCAACGATAGAAGTTACCGTTACTGGCAAACATGTACATGAGTACGAGTGACTACAACACAAGGACATTCGCAAGAATGTCTTTGCTTGTGTTCACTACATCAATCGCAACAAAGGAGAACTGCTATGCAGTCATACACAACGAGAGAAGAATGGTTACAAGCTGCGCTTGTTTTACTGTTTGAGATGGTTTTTGCCAGTGCTGGTATCTCACCCGACGCTTGGCAATCCCGGCGCTACAGAGTCACCTGCGGATTCCCTATCGGGTATCGTGGGTCGAAGACCGGCAAGGTCGTGCTAGGTCAGGCATTCGATGCAAGCGTCAGTGCCGATGGCACCATGGAGGTTTGCATCAACCCCGTCATCGATGAACCCGTCGAGGTTCTTCGAGTCCTGCTACATGAATTCATTCATGTTTGGGCCGGTATCGAATGCGGTCACCGAGGTGAGTTTGCCCGAATCGCCAAAGCCGTAGGCTTTACTGGCCCTATGACACAGACTCCCGCATCGCCAGCTCTGCTGGACACACTCACCGAGATCTCCGAGGTGCTGGGGGTTTACCCCCATGCCAAGGTCGATCCATCGCTTCGTAAGAAGCAAGGCACTCGTATGCTCAAACTGCTATGCAGTGAGTGTGGCTTCACCGCCAGAGTGTCAGCCAAATGGCAATCGAAGATTACCCCCGAGTCAACATGCCCAGCATGCCACCTCGCTGGAACGCTAGTCGCTGACTAGCTTCCAACATCATCCGTTTAAACGCAACAAAGGAGAACATTTCATGTTCGATCATCGTACCACACTTGATGCTTCGCATCACCAACGTCTTAACAAAATCTGCAAGGTTCTCAATGACCTACGGTCAGAGGGCGATCTTGTGACCCCAGCGCACCGCTCTAAGCTGGCGCTGCTGGCTACCATGTACCGCATGTCAGCCACGATGCCCGAAGAGGCGAAGGTCAGCCTATGGCTGTATGGCCCCAATGCTGGGGCTGCTACGCTGTCTCAGGACGAGATCGAGTCTATGTCAGCCAAGGTGATCGAAGATCTCCGAGGCGACATCGAGGATCTCAAGGCACTGGTCGCATCAACGCAGACCATCACCCACCAGATCACCATCAACGATGGCGATCCGATCCAAATCAAAGGTCGAGTTCACGAAGTGTTTCACTCTGTCCTCGATTGGGTGGCTATGGCAGAGCCAGTGTACATCGTCGGCCCTGCTGGTTCTGGTAAGACCAGCATCGCAAAGCAGATAGCTGAGGCGCTGGACACTCCGTTCTACTGCTACGGCGCTATCGGTCAGGCTTTCGAGTTCCTAGGCTACAACGATGCCAACGGCAACTACGTTGAGACCGAGTTCTACAAAGCGTTTAAACATGGCGGTCTCGTCTTGATGGACGAGATGGACGCAAGCAACCCCAACGCTTTGCTGTCTCTCAACGCTGCTCTAGCGAATGACTTCGCTAGTTTTCCCTGCGGTCTGGTCGAGCGTCACGCTGATTTCCGAATCATTGCATCAGCCAACACCTTCGGTCACGGCGCATCGGCTCAGTATGTCGGACGCAATCCAATGGATGCCGCGACGCTTGACCGCTTCGCTTATATCCCAATGGGATACGACGAGGCGCTAGAGCGCAGCATCGCTGGCAATGATGCATGGGTTGATCTGGTACAGGCCATCAGGGCACAGGTCGAGCATCACAAGATGCGCTTTGTGGTAAGCCCAAGGGCTTCTATCAAGGGCGCTAAAGCACTGGCTGCTGGTATGCCATGGCGCTCTGTGATGGACGCTCTGATCTTCTCCAAGGGCTGGAGCGACACCGATAAGACCAAGGTCTTAGACGGTGTTGATTTCACGATCATTGACGCACTACAGGAGGCAGCGTAATGACCAAGGTTATCGAGTACAACGTAAGCTGGGACGAGTGCATGGCTGACATGCACCGCGAACCCAACGAGGGCTGGGATGGCCTAGCCAGCACCAAAAAAGAAGGACGCGATGCCAAGGAATTCTACGGCACCCGCACCTTTGGTGATGCAGTGCAGACTGCGATCAGCGGCTGGGATGAGGGGCGCGATGCTATCGGCTCCGGCGTTGAGTTTGCTAAGGCAAAGCAGGCATCGTTTAAACGACCTGACTGGGAGTACGGCGTAGCCGGTCAGCGAGCTTGTGTCCCAAGCTACTGTGCTGGTGTCCCGAATCACATGGTCTGGATGGACGATACCAGCAACCGCAACGCTATGCCCATCGTCAAGATCTACGCAGACATCGGAGCCACATCGAGCACCGATGCCAGCGCGATGATCCGTAAAGGCTCTGCCATCGTCGCCCTGATCGACCAGATCGAGCAGTCTGGTCAGCGTGTGGAGTTGATTGCCTGCCAGCTATCCGAAACCGTGGGCTACGATCACGACGAGCAGCGCATCTTCATCACGGTCAAACGTGCTGACGAGGTGCTAGATCTTGACCGCATCGCCTTCGCTTTGGCACATCCATCCATGTTGCGCCGAGTTTGCTTCCGCATCATGGAGTTCACCTACTCAGGATATGTGGGCGGCTATGGCAGAGTGAAGACGTTCAATGACCTGCCTGCCGATGCCATGTACATCCCCCCGATGTACGGCGACAAGGGCTACTACACGATGACCGAGGCGCTGGATACAGTGATGGGACATTGGAACGAATGCGCTGCCAACACCGAGGCAGCGTAAGAATTACGCAAATATGCGTACTGTTTAAACGCAACAATAGGAGGCAATAGCCTTGAAGTATTCAAACCCGCCGCCGCCATTCACTTCACATGAAGGGCGGATCATGGGTACGGCTAATGATGTGGAGTGCGCCTTGGGAAGTCCGACCAAGGGTAAGCGACAAAGATGCGACCTGTAAAGCCTCGGCACTCACCATACTTGTTGACAATCAACACCACCATGCTACTTTAGTAACACACATCGCAACAAGGAGAAACCCATGCGAAACCAATACGGCAACACCCCACAAGAGCAAGCTCGATCAGAAATACTGACCTTGCTCCATCAAATGGCGCTGACAGACGAAACCGAAAGCATTTACTTCGATTATGAAACTCCGTCGTTCATCCGCGCCAAGCGTAAGCACTTCGGCAAACTCATGCACAAACTGGCTAACGAGTGGGGCCACGATGTGGGAGGGAAGATACTCGACGTTTAGTCGAAACCGCCTATGGCGGTCTGTGTCGGTTGGCTACCGGCGCACTGATGAGACAAGCCGTTTAAACGCAACAAGGATATATAATTTAGGAGATGCGATGACAATTTACGATCACTATTTGAAGAATCCTCCGATCAGCGACTTGGGGTATCCCGACAGAGGCTCGACTGCGCGTCATGCTTTCTGGAACGGCTACGCCGGTAGCCCTGCTCAGGGATGCCCTAACAGTTCTGCTCGACTCGCTTGGAGAGCTGGTAAAAAAGCACACAAAGACAACAATCAAGAATGTCTTTCCGCTTTCAACAAACATCTGAACGCAACTAGGAGATAGATCTATGGACATAAAAGACTGGACAAACGAGGTCAAGCTGAAGACCTTTCACCACTACCAAGCAGCTCGCACTTGGGCAAAGCAAAGCAGATTTCTCGCTGATGATTTGCATCGCAAACACGGCGATGCCCACCTGACCGGACAGCACCCGCTGTCTGATTTCCTGTACCCCAACGTGCGGAACGCAATCCTTGAGGCGGAGCAGATCTCAATGAGCACCCAAGGGCATGGTTTAAACGCTAAAAAGCGATTTCAGTTGGCGGTTTTCGTGGGCCACATCTCCGATGCTGTTGCACACCTTACGTTTGTGGAGAACAGCATTGGTCGGCGCGAGGGTAAAGACCTGATCCAATACTTGGATAAATGGCGCGAAGCAGAAATCCATCTCATAGATGAGATACTTGTGGCGATTGAGCAACGTATCACTGACAAGTCCCCTCACGTGACAACCTTGTATCTTAGTTTTTAGTGGAGGTAGAGAGATGAGTTTATTTTGGGAAACATTAGCTGCGGTGCTCCGCATAATCAGCTACCTGCTGATGACAATCACGTTCTTATGGGCAGGGATCTACCTCACCCACGGATACTACACCGGCCTGCCAAACATACACTGGTCGTTCAGCTTCATCGGCCCACTGCTGATTGTGAACTCATTCGGCTGGGTGGCGGTGATGCTGCTGGACTTCAAGATGTTGAGACCCTGACGCACTACGTCAACAACATGATTGCACTGGGGGTTGACAACACAATCCCAGTGTGCTACTTTAGTAACACTCGCAACAAGGAGATAGAGTGATGAGATATGTAGATTTAACCGGCCCCGATGGAAACGCATTCGCATTGATCGGCATGGTGTATGAGATCTGCGAAGAGATAGATCGCAACCCTAACCGCATCGTGAGAGACATGAAATCAGGTGACTATGAGAACTTGGTTGAGGTGTTTAAACGAGAGCTTGAAGGTCATGTTGAGGTGGAGGATTAGGCATGGAGGTGTACACAGACAAGGACTTCATCTTTGAAGAGGTGCCTATGCCAAGGCGCACCGTCGAGCAGATGATACCGATCATCGAGAAGAATGCCCCCGCCGTTTGGTCTGATGCCCACATCAGGCAAAACGCCGAGGTGTTGGCGCAGGAGGATGCTGAGTCCAAGTGCTACCTGTCACCCATGTTCCAAGTAGTGCGGCGCGTCCTGTGGGATGAGCAGCATGGCTTTGAGGGCAACACCCCAACCTACCTATCATTCAAACGCATAGACCGCGAGCCGCTTGGCGATTGGAGGGCCAAGCAACGCATCAAGAATGCCGTCCTAGGCGATCACTGGGAGGGCGTTGAGTTATATCCAGCAGAGGAGCGGCTGGTGGATACAAGCAATCAGTATCATATGTTCGCATGGGAAGGGATCTTCCCCATATACCTGTTCAACAGCCGCGAGGTTTACTCCAAAGAGTACGCCGAGGAGTTGAACAAAGAGCTTGGAATGAAAACCAAGCAACGATAACCACCTACAGCCGTGTTATGTGTACCAGTGGTGATGCATGACACGGCAATTGGAAACTGTTTAAACGCAACAAGGAGCTGCTATGCAGACAGAGATAACGATACTTCCATCCAACGTGATGCTTTCGTGGACATTTGATCCAAACGGAGCATACACCTACATGGACAAGCACGGAATGGTGCTTTCCGCAGGGTTCATACCCGACTTCTTCCTCGCAGGTATTGAGGAAGGAACTGATCTGGACAGTGTGTCCAAGATCATGGACGAGAACTACGGGTTCGGGGGGTTCAACGAATACCCTTGGCCCAGCACCATAGGGCCGCAGAGCCGCCTCATAAGCTCGTATGAGGAAGACCCCGACCTAGACCCTATCCTCATCATGAGGGCGCGCAGTCAGTCCGACATGGATCTGGAGTGCATCGTGTACGAGGCAGGGGTCATCGCCCTTCGGGACGAAGAAGGTAACTCAAAAGTAGCGAGGTTCGACTAATGAATGGCATCGAAGAAAAAATCGTGAGCAGGTTTGTCCGAGGCTGGGATGGCAAGCTGGCGAACACGGAGTCGCATGACAACACGCTGTACCTGCATGGCAATGCCATCGCTTGGCGCAACGACGAGACAGGTGAGGTGTGGATCACCAACGCTGGATGGCACACCAAAACAACACAGTCTCGTTTAAACGCAGTGCTGCAATCACTAGGTGTTGAGGGCCGAGTCTTCACAAAGAAGGGTCGGCAATACCTAGAAAGACGGGAGGATGATGAGATGGTCACCCACCCGATGACACAATGGATAGAGGTGCGCTCGCACCAGCTATCCGAAACTTTGGCGCAACTACAGGAGAAGGTATCTCATGGATGAGATCACAGAACAAATACACCGCATGGTCAAAGAGACTGAACGACACGCACAAGACTTACTTGCCGATGTGAAAGACCCGCATGTCATGCTTCATGCAGTCTACGGACACATCTCCCGCGAGATCGTTAAGACCGTGAGAGACATGGACATTCCGCTCGATCTTCAGACAAAGATCATGTGGTCTTTGATTTTGGTGCTAGAACGAGAGGTCACGAGACATGAGATCAACATTGTCATGGACAGCGACAAGCAGATGGAGACGATCAAGCACTGAAGGTACGTCTTGCGCCCAAAAGGGTACGTCTTGCGCCCAAAATTGTAAGACAGGTGTGTTAGTCGCGCTGCTTGTTGCGGCGTTTGGGTTGGCACATGAGATTGATTTTCGAGAGCAGTGCGGGAGAGATCCCGCCTGTGCCTCACAGCATTTGGAGACACAATGAAACTCAAAGAGTTATCAAAGATTGCCAAGGATCTTGGCGAAGAGAAGATCATAAAGATGATCGAGAAAGAAACAGCGAAGCTGAGAAAGCGTAACGATGGGATGGTCAAGGTCGCAGACCTAGCAGACAATCTCATCGCTGAGATAAGGAGCAGAGACAATGGGTGATGTAGTAGATATGCAGGGAAACACCTTACGCGAGAGCGTGACGCAAGAACCCATGCGAGATCCTGATCGAGTGCTGATGCAACCACACTCAGATGTGTTCGCAAGGCTTGAACAATTTGCGCTCACTGCTAACTGCGAAAGCCACCTGATCGAATACTTCAGGGACAAATCTTGTTTAAACGGCTATGTCACTGGTTGTCTCAGGCGGTTTGCCGAGGCTGATTACGGGACGCTGAACGAAGAAGACATACGGGAGAACGAAGAGAACCTGCGCTCTGGTCAGATGATGATCGGGGTGTACCCCTTCGATGAGAACCCGCAGGCAGGCAACCTAGATCTGCGTACCTATCTGATCCTCGATGCTGGTCACGAAACCCTGACCATGCTGATGCCGGAGGACTACTGATGGACAAGCCTTGGATAGATGCAGCCATGCACATGCGTGAGCAAGGCAAGAAGCTGCAAGACATCGCAGATGTTGTGGGCGTGGCCCCGTCCACAGTACGCAACGAGCTTCGCTCTCACATGGGTGTCAGCAAGTACGATGAAGTGAAGCGGTATGTTGTTGATTTCAATAAGTCAGAGCGTACCAAGCGAATCAAAGAATCACTGCGTTTAAACGAGAAACCTGCACAGATCGCTGATCGAGAAGGAGTTAGTAGGCAGTACGTCTACTTCCTCAAGTGGAAGATCAACGAGGAAGTTATCAAGGCAGTCGATCACCTTGGCGACAAGGACTACATCGACGATAAGGTCGGCATCTTGCAGACACAGGAGCAGCGCAACGAAACGATCCGTGAGATCGAGGAGATGCTGGGCCAGAAAATATAGTTGACATTCCTGTCAGCTATGGTATGTTAGTAACACGCAACAAAGGAGAGCGTAAAGTGAAATCAATAGACAAACAAATCAACGAACTGAGGCAGGCTTTAGCGGCTGCTACAACGCATTGTTCAGCCCTAAAGATGGTTGAAGCAAACATCAAGGCAGAAAACATTGGTGGTATTAAAGAATCATATGAGCTAACCATCGGGCTGGAAGAAAGCCTTAATCGCGCACTGGATATACTCAACGGAGAAGACGTATGACTTTGAAAGAAGTTACCTACAAAACCGCAGCCGACGGCAAACCAGTGGATCGCAGCGTGAAAAATATTGCACTGACCGATCAGGAGATACTGCTGATTCTCAACACGTTTCGGCGAATACCTTTTGATTTAGAACAGGAGCTTGAACACGCTCTCAACGAACATCCCGACACGATCTTTGAAATCTAAATTAACGGGGGCTACGGCCCCCATCAACCTACCCGCTCATCTTCACAGGTGAGCGGTAAGTCCCATCGGTATAGTTGTATTTCAATTCAACACAACCAACCCTCCCGCTCTGTTTAAACCTAATCTTCTTCACATGAATCCGAATGTCATCGGAACCCTCCGTGAAATCCCTTTCCACAATCAAAATGTTATCCGCTTTGTTATAGAAGTTTGCTGATCCAGCAATGTCGTATGGCTCTGGCACAGGGAACGAACCGTCTTGGTTCCTTCTCAGCTTCGCAGGGTGCGCCACAAGGAAGATCGCGCACTCGTTGGCTGCTGCCCACCGCTTTAATGTTGCGAGCATCTGGGACACATACTCGGTCTCTGTCCACCCGCTTGGTCTGCGATGCTCGAACTCGTTGTACGGATCGAGGATCAACCCGCGCACGTTTGGATATCGCTGCACACAAGCAGTCGCATTCTCCAGACACCAATCCACAGTGGGTGCCTCATCGTCTGAGCGTATCCAGTAGTAGTGGCTACCGATAAATCCTACCGCCTTGCCCCACTCCTCATGGCTCATCTTCTGCCCAGACTGCGTATCCCACGCAGGTTTGCGTATGTACTTAGCAGCCAACTTGTTGATGTGCTCATCAACTGGATTCTCAAACGAGCAAACCGCGAATCTCCAGCCATGCTCTGACGCAAGGTTTAAACAGATCTGATCCATGAATTCTGATTTGCCAACGCCCGGAGCGCCGGAGATTATGTTTAGCTCACCAGCCCTCACCTTGTAATTCCAATCCATCGCAGTAATCCCTGTCGAGATTCCTGTCTTCACCTCACCATTCAATAGAGCAAACGCATCATCGGCGTAGGCTTTCGTTTCATGCAATGCCTTCAAGGGCCACGGCTCTGCCGTTTCGACCAACTCTCGCAGGCGTTCCTTCCCGTACCCAATCAGCACATCATTCGGATCTTTGCATCCCTCGTCCCACTCAACCCGCCAACACCTGTGCCTGCCTAGCCTACGCGCAAGCTCATTGCGCATAGCTATGCCCACGGAATCCCCGTCCGTGAGAAGCACGATCCTCTTAAAACCATTTAGATCACCGTTCAACTCGTCAATCCAACTGAGCTTCTTGTCGCTCGCACCATCAGGTACGCTGATGACGTTGCTCAGTCCCGCCTCTAGGCAGGTCAACGCATCTACCTCACCTTCCGTGATAATCAGATGTGGTTGATCGGTATCCACCATGTTCCAGAGATACGGCAAGCGGTGCCCGTCCTTGATCTGGCTGAACTCCTTGTCTTGTGTGCGAAATTTCACATTGATGGTCTTGCCATCCTTGTCTCTATGCACAAACGCGATTGCTTTCTTCGTCTCCCCACCTATGAATGCCTCGCCGGTCTCTACCCCAGCCATGTCCAGCGTGGCCTCGGAGATCCCTCGATTGGCAAACCACTTCACTACCCCTTCGCTCAACTCATTCAGATCAGGGATCTTTGGAACCTTCTTTTCCGCCTTCTGTTTAAACGGACTTTGCATTGTATTTCTCCAGACGTTGCCCTCCCAATCACAGTGATGGCAGCGCCACTGCGCCCCCTCCCCATCGATGGACATGCTCAGGCATTTTTCGTGTTTGTTTTTTGCGCGTGTATCGCTGCATGACGGGCACAGAATCTTGCTCTGACCCTCGCGCAGATCGCGGGAGGCAAACCCTAGGGTTGCCAACTCATCGTAGAAGCCCACCTTACGGGGCCGTTTTGAATCGAACCGTGCCGTCAGGATTCACCTTACGACCACTCAGATCTCTCTTGTTTTCCAGCGCAGCCTTCTTGTCTTGGCTTGCCAGATATGCGGAAGTACTCAAGAACCAACGCTGTTGCGTCTTGATCTCAGCATCATACGTCAGCCAATCATCTCGGCTTTGTAGAACTGCATCTAGGTTCGGTATGTTTTTGAAGGCTTTGATCCACCGATCATAATCGGCTTGCTTGAGTTTGATTGTGTTCCCGTCGAAAGCGTATTCGCTCATGTTTGGTTTCCTGTTGTTGCGATTGTGAAATCATCCAAGTCGTAATGATTGACAGGCTCCATGTCCTGACCATCACCCCGATCCTTCCGTCCACCCCACTCAACCTTTGTTGGTGTTGTGTCCAGATCCAACGTCGCAATGGTTCCACAACTCCATTGCACGATTAAAATTACACGCTTACCCGTCGCACTGGCAAGTGCTTTTGCATCCGCGACCTTATGAACTGACAAAATGTATGTTGGAAAGGTTCCAAATTTGTGTGTGCGGACTTTCATTTCACCAAACCCCTCGACCTCTCCCTTGCTATTTACAAAGCAGTAATCGATGGGATACATCTTTGGATTTTCTTTTGCGTCAACCTGCCATCTTTTGGCTACGACACTTGCTAACTTGCGCTCTCGCTCTTTGTCAGCATTACTCTCGTATACTGGTCTCACGATATTTCCTTGTTGCTTAGGTACATCACTGCATATAGATACATATCTATAATGTGATACTTAACACATCGGATGGAAAGAGAAGGACGCTCCCCCCAAACCCCCCTCATTTCGAGGATGGTGGAGAGAGAGAGTCACATCGGACGGAGCCGAGCATGGACATTACCGCTAATTTATTACGCGCCAGATGCGGTCTTACCCCCTTGCGCGATTCCTTGCTTTCTTAAAAAAGCACAGGTCTAATTCGTCTGTCAACTCTATCTCCATAGAAATGACTCCTTTGTTGCGAAGGACGGCCCACCTCCATCACCCGTCGCTTGGGGGTGGGCCACTCTCGTCGTGATCTATTTCCTTGATCCATATCTCTGACCTCGGATTCTCTTTGTCCAGATACCTGCAACTACTTATCTGTTTAAACTGCCGATCATTGGCGTAGATCAAACCCTGTAACGCATCAAGCAGGATACTGGGATCGAGATCCTGCCTGCGGCTGGGATAGTAGATGTCGGCGTGGAACGACAGGTCTCCCTCAAGCATCTCATCCATTGGCTGCACTTGCGCCTTTACATCTTTCTCAAACTGCAAAGCAGGCTTGCTCTTGATGATGCGCGGTCTACCACCAAACGTGACCAATCGCCTGCTGTTTGCTTTGGATTGTGCAGATCCAAAAATAATTAGCTTGACTTGTTTTCTATCCATGTGTTCTTATCGTCACACAACCTTCGCAACAGGGTAACACATGAACTACACCAACGAGCTTGGTCTGCCTGCTCCTTTAGCGGCAGCACTTACTAAAGACTCCTACAGTCGAGGCGATGCTTCGTACTCAGCCACAGGTCTTTTGCGCCCACCGCGCATGGCTGCACTCTTCGATGATCCTGACAACATCATGTTCCGTGATGTGTCCGAGAACCTCTGGACGCTGTTCGGCACCGCCGTGCATTCCATTCTCGAAGACTCCAAGCACCCCGACTTCATCACTGAGGAGCGCCTGTACTGCTCTGTAAGCGGCATAAAACTATCAGGTGCCATAGACGTACAGCATGTGCAGTCGGATGGCACACGGGTCTTACAGGATTACAAGACGCGCAAAGCGTATGGCGTGATGAACAATGATAGCGATGAGAAGCAACTCAACATCTACGCATACATCGCACACAAGAACGGCATCAAGGTAAGCGGCCTTCAGATCATAAACTTCGTCAAGGATTGGAGTAAGCATGAAGCTGCTCGAAAGCCTGACTACCCACCACAAGACATTTTTATCCAGAACATCCCACTCTGGCCCATCGAGCAGACCGAAGCGTTTGTGATGGAGCGTATCGCTGCACATGAAGAGGCTAGGGCTGGCAATCTACCTGACTGCACCGACGAAGAACGTTGGTTGCGTGATGACAAGTTTGCCGTGATGAAGGAGAAGCGGGTACGCGCAGTGCGTGTATTCGATTCGCAAGAGGAAGCGGAGACATTCATCGCCGCTCAGAAAGACGCAGACAAACACACAATAGATCACCGTAGAGGACAACCTTTACGATGCGAGCAGTTCTGTGATGTGTCTGATTACTGCGACCAATTCGCAACGTTTAAACAGGAGACCAGCAATGGGTGAGAAGACACTCGTAGAGGCATTGGCTAAGGCCCAGTCTGAGATGGATGCCCCCGTCAAAGACAAGGTGAATCCACAATTTAAATCACAGTATGCATCGCTTGGCAGCATCATCACTGCGGTCAAGCCTGCACTAAACAATAATGGCATTGCCTATGTGCAGCGGTCAGTGCCTGCCGAAGATGGCATATCCATCGAGACAATCTTTTACGGTCTGGGCGACAAGATCGAGACCGGCCCTGTCACTGTGCCTGCACCAAAGATTACGGCTCAAGGGTTTGGCTCTGCGATGACATACGCGAAGCGGTATTCGCTCGCAATGGCATGTGGCGTGGACGCTGATGAGGACGATGACGGTAACGCAGCCGAGGAGGAAACACCCAAGGATGCGAAAGCACCAGCACCGAAAGCAAAGAAGACTGCCAAGACAAATGTTGTGCCCACATCGGAGGACTTCTTCAAGCAAAATACAGATGTTCTGATTGATGAGCTTGCATCAGTGGAGACAACGGAGGAGGCGAAGGCTGTCATGGGTCAGCACTTCCCCTCACTCAAGAAGGAGTACGAAGGGCACCCTGATTGGAATGCATTCGCTAACAAGATCAAGGGGCGACTAGCACAACTGGCAACGAAACCAACAACAGAAGAAGAGGACTTACCATTCTAATGGAATACGATAACGAAAAATCTGGCGCATTGTTTAAGAACAAGGACAAGAAAGAAGATTGGCACGCAGATATGCAGGGCGACATCAAAGTAGAAGGCGTTGAGTATTATTTGAACGGCTACAAGAAAGTGTCTGCAAAGGGCCAGCCGTACATCAGAGTAACCCTCAAGGCTAAGAAGGAGTCTGCTGGTAAAGCAGCTACCGAAAAGCTGGCTGATGATGCAGACTTTTCGGACTTTGGTATGTAAGGAGTTCGTATGAGCAAGATCAAAGCACACGTTATGGATCTGCATGAGCGGCTCAGTGAGTCGCAGATTGCAGAGCGTAACGCAAGACTGAAGCTAAACCAGATCAACGCGACAGTAGTAAAGATCCAAGAGATGCACCACATCGAAGATGAGGATTTGCTGATCGAGATCGACAAGCGGCTGGACGCTTCACTTGAACGAGTTCGTCAACTCGAAGAGCTTTACGAGATTGGCAACAAGATAGTCAAAGACTTTGAAACAAAAGACTTGGGCTAAGAAGCTACGAAGCAGGAAGTATCTGCAACTGGTACGAGAGCATGGCTGTTTAGTTTGCTATCGCCCCGCGCAGGCGCACCACCTCACGTTTGTTGAGGACGATGGGTTGCGAGGCATGAGGCGAAGCGGAGACCAACACGCAGTCCCGCTTTGCGATGACCACCACAGGCACCTACATGCTTATGGCAACGAGAAAAGATGGTGGGCGATGGAAGGCATTGACCCACTTACATGGATCGAAATGTTTAAACGCAACGAAGGAAAGGGATATGACCCAGAAAAAAGCACCACAGAAAGCACCGAAGAAGAAGTACTACAAGACGAAGAATGATGTCATCGAAGAGCTGAAGAGCGAGCTAGAAGCCGCTGAGTTTTTGCATCGTGAGCAAATTGCAAAGATGCAAATTGAGCATCAAGAAGAGCTTGACGCTGCGCGTCAAAAAGACGAAGAAGTATTCAACCTCACTGATGATCTTTTTGAAGAGAAAGAGAAGTTGATAGACGAGCTTACGATGATTAAGCAGCGTCGATTCTCTCGTTGCAACGAAGTGACGGACGTTGTAGATCACTTGTCGCCATATGAATTAGCAGAGCTAGTCTTTTATGCAAGCCATATGTTTCGTTTCGGCCTCGCCACACACGAAGACGAAGATGGAGACACGATTGTAAATCCATTGGAGTTTGATCTTACGGATAAGGGCACTCCCGCCATCTGGTCGGATAATGGCAAAGCTGTATTGATACTCGCACACACTCCTTGCCCCTCCTGCGAAGATGATCGAGAGATGCATTGATGAAAGGCGAAGATATAGCAGAGAGCTTTGAAGCAAAGAAGTATGCGTATCGGCAAACGAAGGATGGCATGGTGCTGTCCTTTGTTCTGCATCCTGATGATGTGCCAAAGGAGATGGCTATCGCTCCCATCGGTCAACGATACATGGTTGCCTGCGCTCAGATAGATGACCATGAGAATCCAATAAGGCCAAGGGCAACCACAGATGCAGAGAAGGCTTTGGCTAGGGCCAACTTAATATGCAGAGACGAGTCGTACATCCAATGGGCAAGGATGAACTACTACCAATGGGTTAACCCCACATATCCCCATCAAATTGCGGATGAAACGCTAGAAGACGAAAAGTATGCAGCAGAGGTCATTAGATTTATCTGCGGCATCGAATCTCGATCAGAACTGAAGACCAACCCGGAAGCCAGAGAGCGTTTAAACGAGCACTTGAAGCTATTCGAGAGTGAGGTGAAAGCGTGAAGACTTGGTACACAGAGAAGCTGCGATCCATGAGGGCAGATCAAAATCTGTCCTTGCAGGAGCTTGCGGATAAGTCAGGCATGAATCGCGGATACATCAGCCAGATAGAGTTGGGCAAGAGAAAGCCCAGCTTTGAGGCTGTAGAGACTATCGCGGGTGCCTTGGGGGCCAAGATATACATACTGCTAGAAGCGCCAGAAGCGCCTTCTTCTGCCTCTCCGCGCAACAAGAAGCCCGTATCCATAGCGAGTAGATTTTGGAAACAATGATGGAAAAAGAAACAATAGAAGAGTTCTTGGCCCGTGGCGGCAGGATACAGGAAGTCCCTTTTGGTGAGGTGAAGTACGAAGAGTCGATGCCAAAGAAGAAGTCTAATGTGTCGGGCCGCATTAACAACTCACAACGGACTGGCAATCGCCGTATGAAATTAAGAGGCAGCAAGTTCAAATGAAGTATCACATTGTTTTGCATGAGATCACATGTAAGTACACAGAGGTCGAAGCTGACACTAGAGAAGAGGCTGAAGAGATCGCTAGAGATAATGGTGGAACGTGGCTTAGACTTCCTCTACTCCTTGAACGCAAAGTAGTACGGACGCATGGTGAAGACGAACCCCACGAATCCCCAGCAGAGATCGCTAAGTGAATGGCACTTTGTGTGTTTGGACTGCGATATGAAATCGTTTAAACATAGCTACCCTCAAAAGTGTCCCGTATGTAGTAATTCAAATTTAATAATTACTGACTTGCGTTGGCGCAAAGAAAAGTTAAATAATGATTTCGGGTAGCTTCATCACGTTCTCTCCTGCCCGTTCCCGTCCGGGTACCCAAAGGCGGGGCTTTTTAGGTCGCGGCTGATGTCGCAAACTCGTTGTTGCATTCGATGCGGCAGAGGCTCTAGTAGCACGTTCCCGTCCGTGTGACCGAAGGCGGGGCTACTTCTTCTTTTTCTTCTTCACACCTGCTTCGCTTAACGCGATAGCTATGGCTTGCTTCCTGTTCTTAACCTTCTTGCCAGACCCGCCGGACTTCAGCTTGCCTGACTCAAACTCCCGCATGACCTTGCGTACCTTTGCCTGCTTCTTCTTTTTGGCGGGGCCGCTGCTGGTTTGCTTGCGTTGTTGCGCTCGACTGATAGCCATGACTACTTACCGAACTTCTGCTTTTGGGATTTAGGCGGTGACTTCCTGCTACCACCTTTGCTCCAAAAGAGTTTGTTGGCCCAGAACGCCGCAGATGTTTTGCCCTTTTTTATGTTCTTAGCGTGACGAGCTTTGAAACTCTTACGCGCTTCGTCTGAATAATTGTGCCCCATCTTCTGATCGCCAAAGCGAATGATCTTCATCTTGCTACCATCTCTGACAGCGACGACTCCTTTTTTGGTGGGGTGGCTAGGAGTTCTCTTAGGTTTGTTTAAACCAGTTAGCCCAACCTTCTTCAGCCTGTTCTTTTCCGCATCAGTCAAGCTCATTTACGATGCCTCGCTGTTTTCTTGGCTATCTTCTTGGGCTGCTTGGAGAACTGCTTGCCTTTCCTTGTGTCTGCTCTTTTTTTTCTGGAAGTGGCAGCGTACTCCTTGTCCGATAGAGCCTCTCTAGCCGCCTTCGGGAGATACCTTTCACCTGTCGCCTTCTTGCCCTGTGTTGATTTCTTGCCTGACTTGGTGCCCCAATCCTGCTTCGTCCATTTCTTCAATGACTTCTGTGACTTCTTGAGCGGCATTACTTGTACCCACCGCCTGCATCTTTATAAGCCTTCGCTAACATTTGGGCTTTACGCGCCGACCACTGCCCCGGTTTACCGCCCTTGCTTCCAGCTTTAATCCTATTGAACTGACGCTTACGCATCTCCGGCTTGGTATAGTTACCTGCCTCGTTGACGCGAGACTTACTCTTTTTCTTTTTTACCTTGCCGCCTTTTGCGTATCGTTTAAACATTATATTCTCCGCTGCGGATCATTTCCGTAACGCGAATCGCCCTCGTCCCAACCTGTTTTGCCCACTTACTATCCATGAATTCGTCTGCCGCAATATCAAACTGCTCACGCGACATAGCTTCTAGGGCTTTGACAAAGCCGCGCAATCTAGTGAGGCCAAGGTTAAAGCATATATCTATCATGGCATCTTGCCGCGCCTCGTTGATGCCGTTAAACCAGAAGTAAGTATCGGATAGCTCGCCCCTTACTCGCTCTATGTCATTAGCTAGTAAATAGTCGATCTCATCGTCAGACAATCCAAGGCCAGATTCTGAGATGTTTCGGCCCACACCTATCGTTTCATAGCCAGCAGAGCACAAGTAGCTTTTAGAACGCACACCTTCGTGTAGCTTCAGCATGTCGATTAGCTGAGTCATTACTTCTCCCGCGCTACCTGATTGACCTTCTCGTAGCTTCTCATAGCGCCGAGACCAAGCATGCCCATCATAACGGGCACTAGAAGCGTTGTATCTACCTCTGGCACATCCATCCAGATGCCAAGCACATTAGCAATAATAGTGTTGTACAACAGTCCTACCGCACAGATCCAACCGATGGCAGGTCTCCACCCAGCAACAAACAAACTCTTGTGTGCCGCTTCCATCTTGTTGATTTCCAATTGGCCTTTGAGTGCCTCCTGTGCGTGGCGCTCTGACATCGTTGCGATCTCATGTGCCAGCGCATTCTTTTGATCTTTGTCCTCTATGAACTTATCCAGCAAACCTGTGACTGGGCCAATTAATTGTCCGACTAAACTCATAATCTATGCCTTATATTCCAGCTATTTGCCACATCACTCTTGTTGATCTTTACGCCGCAACCGTGCAGTGACTTGCTTTGTGGTTGCTGCTGCTTCGATTATCGCGCCTCTTGTAAGCCTGTATCTTTCGAGCGTTTCATAGTGTGCGTTTAATCTTCTGCGTTTTTCTGCATTTGAAAGTGTTTCATCGCGCATTACTCTATTAATGCCCGTTCTGATCTCACTCTTTTCCCGATCCAAATACTGCAACGACAAACGTATTTGATCGGGGTCAAGGGTAATCGCGTTTAAACCAATCATTCGGAAAATGGATTGCATTAAGGTATCTGGTGCAACTCCATTTGGTTTACTGTCACCCTTCAGGGCGGTGTTAATTTTAGAAACTGCGCCGTATTCTGTGTTCAAAAACCCCGGCAACAAGTATTGATTCGCTGCCCAGAACATCGCATCGGTGATCTTGCCTCTGTTATAGAAAGGTCTTTCAATAGCGTCCTTGATGTACAGCGGATCAGTCGGATTAACGATAGGTCTTTCGGTAAACGAGTCTCTGTTTTGGCTAATGTCATACAGCGACCAGCCGGGGCCACCGAACATGCCAAGTGTGCTTGAAATATCTTTAAGCTGAAGACCCTGCTCTAATGGTGTTCCTGCCCCAACCGCTTTCTTACCGCTAACAAAGGCACCATTGATGAGATTGGTGAACGACCCCCAAGGATATAAGTAGGATGTATCCAAGAACTGTAACCTGCCCTCGGCATCTCTAGCTGGCAACGGTATCAGGCCCGGATTACCCCTGATGTAATCAGGCATGGATGCCTTGATCTCATCATACTCATCATCGTCTATGTCGAAAGCATTCATAAACAGTGCTGGTAGCGCATACGAGAGCGCCACATAAGGGGCAAAACGCATGGGGCTACGCAGCGCAGTCTTTGCTAGTACCGGCAGCACCTTGTATTGGAACGTCAGAAACGGAATACCCAGTGGGCTTTGCCGTAATCCCCTGACAACATCCGGCACATCACCATAGTCGAACAAGTATTCTTGTGCTTTCAAGAAGGCATCATCTGCACTGCCGCCTTGGCGATCCATGACATCAATGGCAATGGCTGTTTTGCCCACCACCTCGATGCCTTGATAGATATTGCTCGCTTTCTGCGCCAACCGCTGCCATGTGTTGAGCTTCAACCAGCCAAACAACCCTAGGTCTTTCGCATCTACAGACTTTAAGAAGTCGAGCATGTCATCCTGCATGGCGACAAGCTCTTGATCTGTAAACGAGGATTGCTTCACGCCTCGCGCAAGCATCTCTTGATAGTGCTTGGCGTTTGCAAAATCGCCATTGTTGTAGGCAACTATCTCTCGTGTAGCCTCGATCATGCGCGGCAGTACGCGATAAAAAGGCACACCCGATAGGTGGATGAGTATTGCGTTACTGAACGTGTTACGCGCAATCGTGGGTGGGTTGAGAGGCACCTTAATGGTCTTCCAGATAGCGGTCAGCTTCCTGCCTTTACTACCTATGTTGACGTATGACTGATCGCCAAGATTCAACATGAATCCAGATGAGATTACGTTGTCGTATATCTCTGATCTGACAAGCCTGCCAGACAACATGCCATACTGCTTACCTCTTGGAACTCGTTTAAACGCAGCGCCATAGCCCTGAGTATCCCCGGTTACATCCCGGTTCGGCTCGTTGTAATACTCCATGATGTTGCGCTCGGTGAATGTCTTAATCACCGTTTGATCTAGCTCTTCCGCCTGCCGCCGCAAGGTTGCTGCCTTGTTTGGATCGGCTGCTTCTACCGCATCAGCTATCTGACGCAGCGTTGCCACTTGATCTAGTAAATAAAGGCCGCTTTGCTCCTGTTCGTTGCCATTAACGTCGGTGTATTTGACCATCAGAACGTCATCTTCTACCGTCCAAGCGTTGTTACCCGCTATCGAGTTCATAAACTCTATAAACTGTAGATCTCTGATCGGTCTTTGTATGGCCTGAGAGACAAGGAATGCAGGGTCTAGCTCGTTGATGACACCCAGAGCCTCTTGATCTTCTGGCGTGAGATCCTCGTTCCTTCTCTTCAGATAGCCAAAGCGTTCTGGGTTCGGGTCTTGCAGCAAATGCTTGATGTATATTCGAGGCAGATAAGACCTACGATTCTCGTAGAATGTCTTGGGTGCCATCAAACCATTCTGCACCATCTGCAAGCCTAGGCTTTCGATCATATCCTTGGCTTTTGCGGAGGCTTTAGCGGCCCTAGGGTCTAAGGCTTCTAGCTGCTCCAGTAACGCTTGTTCTTGTGATACGTCACCTGTGGTCATGTAATTAAAGATCGCGGTTCTCAGGGTCTCTGTAGCCCCTCTGTTCTTGTCACCCTTCCTAAATAAAAACTGATTGCCTATCTCATCACGCAGCACAGTGCCTATCTCAGATGATGCTTGTACCACGCCAAGATACTTGGCCCTTTCTAGGTAAAACTCCCGCTTCTGTGGCAATCCCTTCAGCGTGTTGAAGAACGGCATACTGTTGATGTAATCGACTGCCTTTTGCCTAGCGTTCTTAAACACACCGCGCAGATTCTCAGTGCCGTGATTAGTTACTTCGGCTCTTTCGTTTTGTAATCTGGCGAAGTAAATATCACTAGGCTGAAGGACTTTGGGTGATGCCTCCATTTCTGGGGTCAGCGTGTAAACGCGCAAAGCGTTACGGCTGTTCGATACGGGGATCATAAATCGCTGGCTTACATCTTCCGCATCTACAGCAACATCTGGCATATCAGGGTCTACTTCTTGAGCCTGCTGACCCGCCAGCCGCATCATTTCTGGACTTTCCCCTATCGCCTGCGCTAACGCTTGACCTTCCGTTGTAAACTCATCTCCCGCGTACCTCGCTCTTTGAGACATTGATTGCACTTGGCTTGTGGGAACAATTTGAGACTCTTCTATAAGAATCTCATCAGACAGCTCGGCTGATATTTGACTACCCTGCTCATCAATATCAGCAGCTAACGAGTGACCCGACCCTAGATAGAGGCGCTGACCCTCATTGTCTTGCCGTACACTTCGGCGCTTAGATTTCAATTGGCTTTTCGATGTAGAAATCAAACTAGCTAACGCAGACTCTAAAGCTCTCGGTATTTTTTCGTCGTAAACGTTATCGAAGCCACCGCCAACAGGTACATCTATCGCGCCTGTGAATCTGTTAACCGATCTTTGAATGCTATCCACATCCATTAACTCAGCCTCAGACCTTTGATACGATGTAAGTTCGCTGTCTCCAGCGTTTAAACGTTCTTTCTGTGCTTGAGATTGTGCAATTTTGTTTTGTATAAACTGCACAAAATTTCGAGAAGCAAATTGGTCTGATACAGTTTCTGGATTTTGTAGGTCATTACGGACTAAGAGAGCAACATCTTCACCCAACCAATCATCTAGCCTTGGATTGCCCGATCTTGTAACGCCTTGGTTGCCTAGTTCGATTGTCTGTCTTTGAAAATTACCTCTAACTGTTTGACCTTGATTGTTTAAACCAACAACGGGTGTTGTGTAGGTAGCAAGCCATGACGAAGGCATATTTGGATTGGCTTTGAGCAACGCCTTCATAAATGCCAGCTTAATCGCATCTGTCTCGTCTACTTCGACTGTCTCTTGCAATGCGGCATCTGCCGCTTTTGCAGAAGCAGCCCTGAATCCTCTTAGGTTCCCTTTTTGTTGAGCGGAAGTAAGAACTGAACTTGCGAGGTTCCTTGCTCGCCTTTCTCGCTCTCCCTTAGCCTCATCTATAGCCTCTTGGTCTAGTCGTATTTCGGCTGGTGCGACCTCGCCGGTAAGTTGTTCTTGTGTAGGGAAAGAGCCAGTAAACGGGTCAGGCAATGCGGGAGCTAATATGTCCTGCTCAATTAAAGACTCTAGCTCCATAAGAACATCTGTCTCTGATACCTCGAATGTTCCTTGCTCTGTATTAACCGCAAAAACTTTTTCCTGCCCAGCAAGAACACCAAACTCGTCAGAATCCACGCCGACATCTGCAACTTGCGTCATTACCAAACCATCAATAGCGGCCTTGTATTCACTTCGATAACGCTCTACTTGTAACTCGCTGTTGCTCACAGCGATATGGTCATATCCACCATTTATTGCCATGCGTGTAATCTGCTGCATGGCAAAAGCTATCCGCTGATTTTCATTCTTGAGAGGCAGGTTAGGAAATACCTTGCCGTACACATCATCTTTAAATTGAGAAGCAGCCTCTCTGACTAAATTCTTTTGGTCTCTACTCAAAAACTTAAATCTGCTATCGGATATTACGCCATCTTCAAACAGCTTCTTTGCAGCCATTCGCTTCATTAGTTCTGCTGCACCCTGATGAACATCAGACTGTATTTCCTCGATTACCAATACAGACTCGCCGTTCTCTAAAATAATATCGGCAAGACGCATGTGCATTATTGGATTGCGAATGTCAGGAAAGTGACTGTGATAAGTTCCATCACCTGCCATACTTGGCGCAGCAATTATTATTTCTCTATATCCGTAGTCTTGCTGTAGATTCATCATGCGACGAGGAACATCCGCTGAGATCGCCCTGCCGCCCATTGTTGTGAATTTAAAATAAAAGTTGGGGATGTTTTCTATTTCGGTTCCGTATGCGCTACCCGTACCCGCTCCTCTCTGTAATGGCAAATCACCATCGTCCATACTGAATCCAGCAGGAAGCATTTCACCCGCCTCCCTAGTAAACTGAAATCCGGGTTTAACGCTTGCTTCTACTAAACCAAGCCCGAAAGCCTTTTTATCCAATGAAGTCCCATCTCGTTTAAACGATTCTTGTAGTGCACTGATAAGCCTCTGCTTCTCTTGGATCGGGTCAGGCAAATCGTCAAATGAATCATCTTGCTTTTTAAGGGCTTCTGCGTAGCTCTCTAGGGCATCGACAACATCGGGTGGATAGGCGGGATTTATATTGTCTTTGTTTGGAACCTCTTTGCGGGTTAGATTTGCTACTTGCATTGCGTTTACAACGTCTTTGCCTTTTCCAGTTCGCAAAGAAGTGATCGCATCGTTAGCTGTCGCTATGTAACCTTGGTTATTACGATCCTCTTGAATAGCAGAACGATATTTTATCTCTGAGTCTAGGTCGCTCTTAGGCCCAAGCGGAGAGCCATATACAACTATCTCAACCACTTGCTCGATGTCGTTGAAATAATCCAGAAGCTCTTGACCGCTTACTGATTTATCTGGAGGCAAGCTGGTAAGGAATGCCTCTATGTTTGAATCGTTCCACTCTTCTACCTTTACGCCAGACAAAGCGCCTACCACCCGATTGCCTTCGACTCTTCCCCAAGCATCAGGCAGCTTCTTCTGTCCTGTCATACCCTCTAGCTTGGTCTTCATGGCAGACTTAAATGCTGGTCTGGCGGGAACTTCACCTCTGAAGTTTTCAAAGGACGAACTAGCAGCAACTGGCCCCTGCTTGATAACGAACAGGGGTGTCGCTGCGCTGAGACCTGTTGGATCTTCTTTGAGCATCGCCTGTTTAACGCGCTGTGTAGCCTGCGGGTCTGGCGCTCTACGACCTGTGCGGCCTTGACGGATCTGCTCAAAGACCTGCTCCACCTCCATTGGTACAAATTCACCAGTAAAGTTAGATCTAAGCTGTTTAAACAGTCTGGCAATCTTGGCAAAGATACGACGCAGCGCAGGATTAAACTCTTTTGGCACCTTGCCATCTATATCTAAGCCCCTGTTGTATAGGGCTGATCCGTAAGCAATTAGCTCGTTGAAGTTCTGGAACTCATTGCCCGACATGGCTTCGTCATATCGCTTCTGGCCTAGATGTTCGAGGACGATCTGCTCTAGCCTTGGGATGTTAGCGATGAGCGACTTCATCTCTGGTTCTGTTATGAAGCCATTGTTGACAAGGAAGTGAGTAGCTTCGTGATAAGCCCTGTTCTCTGGATCTATCAGGCCATCTGGCGCTACGGACACACCAACGATGTTGCCCATCTGGAGGCCGAGAGCTTGCTCGTAGTTAACTTCATTGCCGTTGATGACATATTGCAGATCGCCATCTCTATCGACCACTTGACCATATAGCTGGCTGGCTACAACAAGCTCTGATGTGGGCGCTACATCGTTAACAATCTTCCTGATTCGACGGATTGTGTTGATGTCAATCGGTGGCCCTTTCTTTTGAACCAACATGCCCGGAACGCCGGGGGCCGTTTCACTGCCAGCGATTCCGACCACCGGCCCCGGAGATACTTGCTCTGCACCCTGCTCTCTACGGGCAAAGTCTAAAGCAGCGTCTTGAAAGTCTGGATCTTGTGCAAACGCATCTAATGCTTCTTCGTGGCTCTCACCCTGATCTCGACGGCGTTGATATGCTTCGGTTCCTAGCTTTATTGCTTTCGCGTTATCGCCAGCCATCACGCCTATGGCTTCTCTCAGATCTGCCTTTTCTTTCGGAGTTGCAACAACCTGTTCTGTCTTGGGGAGTGTGGGCTTTACAGGCTTAGGCGCAGTAGGCTCGGTTTCAGCCGCTGGCTTTTCATAGCGGTCTAATATCCCGGACTGTAAGTCTGGAGAAGAAAGGTCAACGTCAGGCAATACCTGCTCTTGCACCTCAAAACTTGATCGTTTCGCTTCTCTCGCTATTTCTCCTTGATACTTGACATTATCTCGTACAGCCATGCCCAGCCTACGGATGTCCGCATCTTCCAAGTCGGGGGCTTTTTGCTGCAAGAACGACCTAAGCTCACCCATGACCTGTTCATCGGCTTTAGATTTGCTCTTAGGGTTGCCTACTATGTACAGGGCTTTATCAAGCAAAGAGTTAAATACGGGGGTTACATTTCTATATCGGGGCTTAGAGTCCTCAACAGTTTTAGATTGAAAGCCTACGGGCGCAGGCGCTTCTTCTACTACAGCCTCTGGCTCTGGCACTACAACTTCTGGCTGTGCAGGAGCCTCCTCAATAGTCTCTACAATCTCGTCTGCCACAGCCCCGGCTTGAGCCTCTGGGTTAGGCACAACCACTGACTCTTGTTGCGCCCTAGCTAATTCTTCGGATCGTCTTTGAATCTCTTCTTCTGTTGCAGCTTCAGCTTCTCGATCTTCTTGTGCCTTCTTTTTTGCCGCCTTTCGTTCTTTGTGCCCTGATGCTTTTTCAAGCAGAGCAACGACTTGATCTTGATTGAGATCGCCAAACGCAGTGTCTGGGCTTGCGCCGACTTCTTCGTAGTAGGTGGCTCGGTCTTTCTTTGAGACACCCTTCATTGCTTTTTTTAAAGCATCTTCGCCTACTACCAAAGGGTCAACCGTTCCGCCAACTGTCCGACCAACAACCGTGTCTTTAAGTGATGGGCTTACCCTTGCGTTTAAACTGGCATCTAGGTCATCACCGAACTCACCGCTATCTATATCGACCCCGGCTGCTGCCCTAGACTGTTGATCTGCTGCCTCTTCTGATAGTGAGGCGTTGAACTCTGGATCACGGCGATTGATCTCTTGCGTGAGCGCCTTGATACGATACTTCTTATCTGGTGTTACCCTAGCGACAAGCTGCTGGTCATCCGTCTGTGCTAATTCAATAGCTTCCTTGAGACTTATCTTTCCTGCGTCCACCTCTGCTCGTAGCGCATCAGGAAGAAGCTCTTTGTTTCTAAGGTCAACGACATCAGGCAGAGTCATTGCGCCTATTTCTTTCCCGTCTACCTGAAAGCGCGGGGTAAGCAAGTCATTGTCAGATGCAAAGGAGTTGCCCGTGTCTGGGTCTGGCATCTGATTGCGAGGCAGAGTGATGAGATCATCATCAACAGATAGCGTCACAGTGTCATCATCGAACCCTACGACCTGACCACTCTGTTGATTACCTTCATCGTCATAATACGCAATGTCTTCTTCTTTGCGCTGTATCTCAGAAAGCTCTTCTTCGGTGAGGGGTTGCAGTGCCTCTGTCTTCTGGTAATCCTCCGACAACGCCTTTTCAGTCTTGGGCAATCGGAACTTCTTGCCTAGTAATCCATCAATAATAGAGCCAGCGGCAGCGCCGTAGCCAAAGTCAGCTAACGCCGAATCACCTATAGGTTGGTCAGGGTTATAGTTACCTTGTGCTGCAAGCTCCTGCATGATCCCTGCGACAGCTTCCTGACCGCCTTCGGCACCAGCATTGGTAATGTTTTGTGCTGCCCTTACTGCATATCTATTTGTTACGTTTTTACCCAGTGAGGCAGGTATACCTCGCAACAAGATCTCTAATGGTAGTAATTCTGTAAGACCAATACCTAAACCGAAGGCTGTAGATAGGTTACGTTGTGCGTTAGTAACGTCATTCCCAGCCTTAGCATATGCTTCCAGCATTTGGTTCGCGGTGCCAGCACCAGTGCCGGAAGCCACAACTCCTGTCAGACCGCGCAATCCGTAGCCAAGATTCTTTAATCTTCTTGCAGCCTCTACCTTTCCAGCCGCTTGCGCTGCCAAAGCACCTCTTGCCACTCCTGCAACACCAAGCCCCGGTATAATCAAGGTGCCCATGCTGCCTATAACTTCAGCCATCTTGCCAACAGCGCCTTCTTCATACCCAACTATTTCTCTTGCCTCATTTAAGCCTTTGAGAAACTCGCTGGTCTCTGGGTCTATTGCATCTTCAAAGCCAGCTATATTGGTGACAGCGTCTGCGGTGGCGAACAAGCCTTGTCCTAGGGTCAATCCACTTTGCGCGAATCCACGCCCCAAACCACGGCCTACTTGCATAAAGTAGTTTTGGCTTTCTTCCTCTGGAACATCTATTGGCTCTGGGAGGAAGGGAGTATCTAGCCCCTGAAAGATGTCTTGGGCAGTCTGTGCCGGTGGTAGTGGTTGTTGTGCAACGGGCTGTTGTGGCGCAGATGGCGGGGGTGTCGGCTCTCCACGTAATACGGGGAACAAACTTCCGGGCTGCTCTTGAGGTATTACTACCTGCTTGGGAGTTAACTGAGAAACTAACGGGGCATCAAAAGCAGAACGCAACGCGGGATCTACCCCCTGCATCCTACTTATTAGCTGCTGAAGACGCTCTTCTTGTGTAGCCATTTATTACTGTACGGTGTATGCAAGAATTTTTGGATTCAGGTGCGGATATTTGCGATAGAATGCAGCTTTCTGTTTATCGGCATCTCCACCAGAAAAAGCAAATATCTCTTCTCCGTACTTATCTAAGACTGCCTTATCGCCAATCTTATCTTCGTCAAGAAGATCACTTCTGACTTGGGCGATTGCTTGTCGCCTTCGTTCCATCTCATTATCTATTTGACCTAGATCCTGATAAGCAGCAACGATTCTCTTGGATACCCTAGTTAGTCCGTTGTTCTCGTTAATCTGAGCGCCTTTATTGAACTGCGAAGCAAAGTCATTGCCTACATCAATATACAATTCATTCTGATCTGCATCCTTAGACCTTAATCGACTATCTATGCTGTTTACGTTATCAATCGCATTTTGACGATTGTTGTTTACAGCGATTATATCGTCGCGGAATCTATCCATCTCCTCTGCTGCAAACTCTTGGCGTCTAATAAATGCGTCAAGGTTCGTCTTAGCTACATCTACTTCTCGACCCATCAATGTATAGTAAGAGTCCTGCTGCATCTTTCTTCGCTGTAAATCGTTACTGGCTCGATTTGATTCCAAAGTAACTTGTGCAGTCTGAGCGGCATTAATTTGATTGAGAAGGTTTTGCTGCCTTGTATAGTCCCTATTAGCCTTCTGACTTTCTCTGTTATAATTATCGAGAGCAAATTGATAAAGTTCTTTCTGCTCTTGCCCTGTCATCTTATTCATCACACCAGCGGCACCGCCAAACCCTTGGGCCATGGCCGTCAAAAAGTCTGGGCTACCTGATCCGGCGGCATCAAAGAATGATTTTGCCATTCCAAGCCGTGTTTGCTCTTTAATGCGATCCTTAATGTTTTCTCTCGTAGGCAAATCTTTTTCTAAATCATCTAGCTTTTGCGCTCTTTCTTGCACATCTTTCGCCAAATCAGACTCTCTTTGCATTAAGCCCTGTAATCTTTCAGCGTCGAGGAGATCTCGCTTTACCCGAATAGCATCTATTGGTGCGCTGGCTATTTGGTCACGTTGAAATTGCTGGCTTTGTTCGTATGGCAGAAGAGTTGTAGTGCCTATGCTTGAAGGTGTCAGTGCAAATGGCTGAAAGGCTGCACCAAACGCAGCGGCAGAATCTGTATCTTTTGCAGGAATAGTTGTGCCCGCTACCACGCCAAATGGCGATGAAGAGTCTGCCTGCTGGTCTCTCGACTGCTGGTTTACTGCTGGGTCTGCTGATGGGTCTGCTGATGAATCGACTGGTTGATCTACTACTGGCACTGTTGTGTTGGGTGTAACAACAGGTGTGTCATCAGGTGCCTGACTAATCCCTAGCGCAGATTCAAATCTAGGCAACGTAGTAGGCCGCAATGTTTTCCTAAAGTCCTGTAATCTTTGTTGCGATGCATCAAATGGTTGGCGACTTGGAGTATCAAATGGGCCAGAAAAACCTAATGCCTTTCCAAGCCTAGTGTTAGCCAATGAAGAAAGCTCACGATCAACTTGTCTAGGTAGAAAAAATGCTGCATCAGTAAGAGCCGCAATAGGTGTCACAGCCATAGCCCCTAGGTCTACTAAGGCTTTTCTGTCTTCTATCTGCTGCATCACTCGTATGCGCTCGTCATTTGTTAGCCCTTCAAATTGCTCGGTTGTAAAACCTGCATCCTCAAGCTGTTGTTGCGCTAAAAACGCATCAAGCTGACCACCACCAATAGTGCCTTGTGTCCCTGTCTGGAAACGACGAATCAATCCGCCTGTGTTCATAGCAGGCACACCCATCTGCTGGGCTAACTGAGCCATATCAGGAGCCATCTGTGGAGGCGTTGGTTGCGGCATAGGCTGCTGCATACCCATCTGTGGGGGCATGGGCTGACCCATAGGCTCCTGCATCTGTGGGGGCATAGCAGCGCTCATAGGGGGCATAGGCTGGCGCATTGCCATGTTGATTAGCTGATCCACTACAGGGGGCTGCGCTTGCTGCTGCATCATCTGTGCATCCTGCCGAATATCGTTTCGCGCTTTCATCTCACTAGCAGCAATAACGCTTTCGATACCACCACCAGACGCAGCAATCTGAGCTAATGCCTGATCGGGCAAGTCTTCAGTGCGCTCTGCAATCCTAAGTAGATCTTCCATTGCCATGTTTAAACGCCCTAAGTCCCTAACGCTCTAGCGCCCAGTAGGAAGTTTGCTAACTGTCCTAGCTGATTCGGCCCCGGAGCGGAAGTCGTTACTTGTTCTGGGCCTCGCAGTGGGGCCACGTTTCCACGCAGAAGGTTGGAGTAGAACTGCAACTGTTCGTATGGATAGTCACGCTGTCTCTGGAAATCAGCGAATCGTTGATCGAGAATCGATTGATCTTGAGCGCGAAGATCCGCTCCCAGAGCATTAAGGGCACCAAGACGCTGTAGATCAAGCTGTTGCTCCAACCTGTCAGCTTCCATAGCTCTCACTGCTGCTTGATCGCCTCTAGCCACAGCCGCTGCGTATGCACGTTGATTCGCAATATCCGCCTGTAGGTCTTGAGAGCCTGCTCTGGCAAGCGCCGTATCTCTCGCTATTTGCGCTTGAAGTGTCTGCGCTCCACCGGCTCTTAATGCTTGATCGCGCAACTGTTGTGCTTGCAGTGTTTGAGCGCCGCCAGCCCTTGCCGCCTGATCGCGTAATTGTTGTGCTTGAAGCGTTTGTGCCCCACCCGCTCTTAATGCGGCATCTCTGGCGATTGCAGACCGTATTGTTTGCTCGCCCTGTATTTGACGCAATCGCTCTTCAGCTTGCTGCGCTTGTAGTGACTGAGAACCGAAAACTTGACGCGCTCGATCAGCAGCCTGTTGAGCTTGCAACTCCTGAGAGCCTGCCGCTCTGCGTGAAGCATCTGCTGCAATCTGCGCCTGAAGACTTTGCGCTCCCGCCGCTTGACCAAACTGCCCTGTGGCGATTTGAGCATCGGTAAGCATTTTTGCTCTAGCCCTTTCAGCAGTATCCGATAGTTGCTGCGTTCTTAAAATCCGATCAAGGTTTGACCCAGCCAATGTTGATGCTTTATCGAAGCCCTCTGACAAAAGCCGCGCCTCTAAGTCTCCCTGTCGTGTCAGAAAATCATCTTCAGCGGTCAGATTTGCCAGCGTTCCTCGGCTACCGAAAGCACTTGACCCACCAACCTGTGACAGTTTCGCTTGCCTCTGCGCTTGTTGCTCTTGAAACTGCTTAGTCGCTCGATCTCTTGCTCTATTTAAAACTTGTTCTGTGTATGGGTTTTGGAATCGCTCTATGTCACTAGCAAGATCGCCTGCATCAAATTGTCCGGGTCGATAGTCAGATCTAATGTCCGCGCCTTGGAAGGTGGGCTGGATGTCTGACCCTGTGTATCCGCTGCCAAATCTTGTGGCGCTCGGATCATAGGCGGTTCGTATGGTTCCGGCTGTATAACCAGAGTCAAAATCACCTACACCTGTATACCCAGAGCCAAACGTGCCAGATCCCGTATACCCAGAACCAAACGTGCCAGATCCTGTATATCCAGAGCCAAAAGTACCATCGCCTGTATATCCGCTTGTTGCTTTGAGATAATCTGGGCCTCCAGTAGAATCCGTTATTCCTTGGAAGTAATTTCTACCGGATTGAATGCCAGCAAGGTCTCTAGTGCCAACACCAGTAAGACCCTGAAAAGCCATTTGCTGTTCGGGCGTATAAGCGGCAGTCCTCTGACCTTCGTATGGAACGTAGTCTTGTTGCAGCAATGCATCCGCCATTTGCATTTGTTTCTGCAAATACGGATAAAACTCTTTGGGCAAGTCAGACTGTGTAACGGTTGATGTTACATTCTGCGTACTACGGCTTGTGCCGCCACCACCACTACTACCGCCCATTTGCGACCTCCTTCAGAAGCTCTTCAGCATCTACTTCAAGCAATTGGCCTTGCACTGCTATCGGCTCTGCGTCTTTGTCTTCCCGTTTAAACGACTTAGTCATCGTTATAAACTCTTTCTCGAATCCAACTTCACGCCACGCTTTCTCTAATCCCGGCGCAGTGCTTGTTTCCATACCGTCTACACCTAGCCTTCTGCCAAGGTCTTCAACAACCTCTAGCGCCTGCCCCGACCACTCTTTGAGTCTAAGGCCACTCAGCGTGTTCAAGTCTAAGTATGTCTTTCTTGGGTAGTTATTTATTCCGCAAATAAAAAACCCAATAATGTTTCCCTCTTCTCGAACCACCCAAACAAAATAAGGTAGCTCAACCAATTGATTAAAGATGTCTGCTGTCCAAAATCGACCATGACTTCTTTTCTGTAAATTCTCGGCAAGATGCTCTATCTCAGGCCAGATCTCTAATACCTCGGCTTTTTCTACAAGCTCGATGTCAAACGCCATGTTTAAACGACCTTTTGTGGAGTCCTAAGAAACGACATTATCTCTTCTGGAGTCTCATCTAACTCTGCTGGCTGCTCTGTCGTTTGGGTCTTCTGCATACGAATGTTGTTAACCATATCGTCTAGTAGCTCACCACCCCTTGAGGTGCTCCCATCTCCAATATGGCCCACGACATCAGCAGGTATTACATACTCATCTCTTGATAACAAAACAGGCTCTACACCCTCTACAATTGCCGGTACGACATCATCCATGCCGCCGCCAACTCCGGGCACTAATCCCTCAAACACAGAGGAGTCAACCGTCATTGGGCCACCCTCTTGGAATCTTCTTAATACGCCGCCAAACGGCTTGTCCATAGCGTCAGATGGTTTAATCACATTACATTCCCATACTCATGCCGCCTAAAAGTCACGGAGTAACTCTGATGCCGCCGAAGTCAAAACCACCTCGGCCTCCGCGAAAATCCATCCCAGCAAGCGGATCAAACTGTGGTTGTGTTGCGACAGGCGATGCTGTGTTTACTGTCAATCCTCCAAGAAAACCTGTTCCTCTATTATCTGATTGCCCTGACGGAGGAAGTGATGATGTTCCACTAAAAAGACCACCCCCAGAAACTGGGCCAGCCTCGGCTAATGCTGCCTCATAACCGGCGTCGCCCGGATAAATTGCGTTGCCAAAAAATCCTCCCTCAATTCTTGACGACGTATTGGGAGCGCCTTGGCCTTCTATATTTAACGGAACACCAAAGTCCATTGCTGGCATTGTGGGATCGAATGATGGAGGCGCAGCCGCTTGGCCCATGTTTGGAATAAAGGGATTAAAATCACCCCCAAACTCTGACATGAACATTTCTCCAGATCTTCCGCCAATGTTAATACCGGGGATATTGTTTAAACTATTCAAGCTGTTTATGAACTGTAAAGGATCAAACTGAACGTCAGACTGAAATGCTGCTGGAGCATTAGCAGCCTCTTCTGCCTGCATAACCGCTAACTCCGCATCTCTTGCAGCTATCTCGTCTTCAGTCATGCGTCGAGTAACATCTCTTGTTTGCACTGGATCACCAAGCAACCTTTGATTGTAATCAACAAAATCAACATTACCTGCGCCGCGTATGTTGCTTACTGAAGTAGATGGCATTTGTTGAGCGCGAGGAGTGTAAATTTGCTCAGTAACCTGCTCGGTAATCATGTCATCGAGATTTGTACCCACCGCATTTGGGCCTCTAAAATAGTCAGGGATGTTGAATGACGGAGAATATGTATAAGCGTTGGGATTGCCAATCTGAGATGCTATTGGGCCGTACATGTCCTCAAACTCTTGAACATCTCTACGAAATAACTGCTGCTGTCTAGTAGATCCGCCGTAATCAGAACGTCTAGGAGCAGGCTCTTCTACCTGACCACCTTCTTGGAACTTTCTTGCAGCACCGCTAATCATGCCACCTTCTTTGACACCTACGGGGGGCAAAGGGTCAAAGCCAAATGGCTCGGAAAAATAATCAAACTCTCCAGTACCACCAATATCAGCACCAGCAAACTGAACGCCTCGATCACGCGCCCTAACTGGAACGAAGAAGTCTTCATCATCTTCATCCAGCATCGGGCCAGAATCCATGTTCATCATGTTAAACTGGTCAGATAATGTTTGACCCGTAAGGCCAGATATTGCGCCAGCAGTTATGTTGCCCATTGGGTCAAGCGTCCCTATTTGCTTGATCCCCGCAGCAGCGTCACCCGGAATACCACCTTGCGCTATTTGTTGGAATAAACTTGGCTTCACAGCTTCTTCTACAACGGCAGTCGCTACTTCAGGAGCCGCCGCCTGACCTATGTTAGCGGGAAGACCAGCCATGACTGGGCCAGAAGTTATTGCTTGTGTTGTTGCATCCGTAACGGTTTGCGCCGCAGCGGTCTTAGCTGCTTCTTCTGTCCCTTTGGCAGCGGCGCTAGCAACGTCACCCGCACCTTTAAATAACTGCCCTGCTGCGCCTCCTACTAACCCGCTAATCAGTCCAGCCTTTAAGCCTTCTTTCAGACTGCCTGTCTCAATAGTAGAGCCAATCGCTGTACCTAAAGCGCCAGCGCCTACAGAGCCAAGCAGTGCGCTACTACCAAGCAAGCCAGCGCCTCCAGCTAAACTACCCGCCAAGCCCAAAATCAAAGGCAAGAACGCTTCTGGTTGTCCTGTGTCAGGGTTTATGGTGAGTTGACCACCGGGGGTCATGCGTCGAAGAACATCAACTTCCGTAGGGTTCATATGCACTAACATGCTGTCACCGAACCGGCCTTTGCTCGCAAGCATATTTGCTTGATTTTGCAATGGAGCTTTCTGGCTGAAGTCTCTATTCATACAAACCTCTTCGCGTTTAAACGCTATGTTATCTCAAGTAAAGAGACAAATATATCAAAGTAATTCGCTGTCCCTGCCGTCATACGCAGCTTGTCTTTGCTTTCCAAAACAATGACTTCTCCATCCTTCAGGTATCCCTTTCGCGTTGAAGCGGCTATTGACCCTGTCTCGAACTCAAATGTCGCGTCTGCACTACTATCAAACACATGAACCGTGAGCGTTGCCGCATTTGATCCATTGGTGTTCAACGCACTTACGGTCTTAATTATTACCGTTGATCCCTGTGGGCACTCAAACACATCCGTAATGCTTGTCCCTGTCAGAGTCGTAACGACGTTTTGATAGATAGAAGCCATTACGACATGAACCAAGTCATGTTAGACGCTTCACTCTCTACCTCATTCCTCGAAGGGACTAAGCCCAATATCGTCCTGATCTGACTTATCAACCTCTGAAAATACGCTTCCGAATACTCTTGTGGAGGTAACTCCAGAGGTTGCCTGAATTCTGCTCCGCTAGATGTTGTGCTCATCTACGACCATCCACCCTGACATCTAATCTTACATCACCTAAACGCCAGCCATTATCTGAATCAGTGCTTTCTATACGAACCCGCATCTGCCTAGCCCTTGCTCTCACATTAGCCATAGCAAAGTCTGTTGTATTTGACACATCAACTGATGACTGTGTCGTTAATGTACCATCAGAGTTATTCCGTGACTTTAATGAATACGTCAATGTTGGATTAGTTGATGTTCCTACAAACGAAAGGTCTGGCAGCAATCTACGAATAAATGCAAACCGATCACCATCAGCTACATCAAAATCAGCAGTTTCTATAAACGCAGACAATGGCTGTCCATCATCATTAAACCCTGTTTCATGTTCATAAAGGTATCCTGCACCAGCAGATGTTTTGACCGCAATTGGCAAATCAGCAGATGCTCCAGCATCGTCCCATGAATCCCTTGCAAGCTCCGAAATACTCCAAGCCTGCTCAACATAATTGTAAACAACCATCTTATCGCACACATTTGATCCTGTTGATGGATAAAACCAACCAACCTCGTTATACCCAGTATTAGCAAATGCCGTAACTTGTTGCCCCTGCACATCGTTAAGATTGTCAAAAATAAATGCCCTAACTGTACATGGCAGCACCTGTGCTACGCCGGTATAAACATAAAAATTATGTCTATCCATAAAGTACATAACGTTGTTAGCAACTATCGCTGCGTTAGGGCTAATCAAACTAACGCCGTCTGTGATTAACGTTGCTCGAAATATGAATGGAGCGCCTACAAATTGAAGGCTATACAAAGCATTGTCTGTCCATACAGCGGTTTCTTGCCTTCCTCGCAATGCACCAACAATTGTTGAGCCAACGGATAGTCTCAAATCGCCAGCCGTATTTCTTGTTGATGGTCGCCAATCAAGTACATTTTCTTGAGAGCACCAACGTATCTGCATAAGGTCAATGTTTGAAACGCCAAAAGGATTACACCCAATTGCAAGAACATGACGGTCTTGTGTAGATACAACTATTTGAAGAGCTTCAGATGGAGGATCAACAGCTCCTGCTATAGTCGAAAGCTCTTTTGCTCTTGTTGTTGGATTAGTAGCATCCCAAAAATAAATACCGCCTAATCGCGGATTCATTACAAGATCTTCACCAAAGTTATCTAATGACCATAGCCGCAGCGTATTAGTAACGTCATCACCTACAGCAGTACCCCATGTACCACTGCCCCATGTTCCAGCACCCCAGCCACCACCGGGAACCGCAACATCTTCACCAATACTTATTTGAAAAGCTGCTACTGTGCTACTACCACCATTGCCTGAATCAGATGCATTAGCAGTAACCGTAGCACCTGATGTGTCTTTAGCTGTTATAGTAAATGCATTGGCACTAGATATTGCTAATATCTCATATTCTTGGTTCAACACATCTGCCGTTACATTACCGCCCAATGATGCAGCGCCACTAAACGTAACAAAATCGCCCTCAACAGCATTATGCCCTGTCTCGTTAACGGTAACGGTAGAGCTTCCATCTGATGCAGAAAATGTTGCATCCCCTGCACTTGTTGTTGCGCGTATCGGTGTAACATCTACAAATGTCGTACCTTGTATAATGTACGTTTTCTTTGTAGTCCCAAGAGCAATATATCTTGTGCCCGTTAAAGATACCCATTGCTTTATTTTTCGGCATGTTCCAACAAATGATGAAGTGTATTTTTTTACCCACCCGCCCATTTTTTCAGGAAAGCCAGATCGAAATCTTACAAAGTTAGCATCAAAAAATCGGCCTTCATTGCTATAGGCAGTCCCTTCTTTATAAATGCCGGATTTAAAATTGAATCTTTGTAAGCCCATAACGTTTAAACGCTCTATCTATTCGACCTATTTGACCACGCTTGTGCGCCAAAAAATGCAGCAAGAATGCCCGCAACACTCACAAAATAAACACTTGCCATATCGCCTAAAATGCTTGCTGCCTGCACAAGCCCAATCCAACTGCTTACCACAACAAGTGATGGATACAAAAGCATACCCCACAATGCAAACCAACTCATAGAACGTTGTGCATCTGCTCGCTCATGCTGTAAGCGTAGCTCCTGCAACTCTTTACTCGTCTGTAACTCTTCGTCTGTGACGATACCGTCGCCATCCGCATCGTATTCGGCGTAGTCACTACCATCCTCTAATCTTTTCGCTGCCATATCAGTCCCAGAACTTCGCATTAGGGTTTGCATACTTAGGTACACAGTACGCCGTCACGTTTTGCTGTGATGATATTCGATTGTTTTGCACCATTTTGTACTGACCAGATTCGATCATGTGGGCAAAGAAGTTACAGCGATCAATCGTGCGAAAGAAAAACCGCTCTTCGATTGGCGCGTTATCGACCACAACAACGAGCAAGAACGCCATAATCATCCGAAGGCTTTAAGGATCAGCACGAAGATAAAAATTGCTAGGCCACCTCCAACAATCAAAGTCGTGCCGCCGACAAGGACTTGTTGAATCAATATTTGTCTTTCACGTTTTCTTTTTGCCACAAGCTTTGCGTGTGCCCTCCTGTCATGTTCCTGTTGCCTAATGGCGCGGTCATAATCCTCTAACAGCTTAGGGTCTGCGACAAGGAGCAAATCTCTCAAATCTTTTTGGTATCGCTCTTGGCTCCTGCGAAGCATTTGCAGCTTGAGGATGTCATTCTTAGAGAGGGCATTGAAAGCAGAGCTTTTGCGTTCTACCTCAAAACTATTTAGAGCCTCTCCAAAGTCAGAGACCAACGCCATTGCTTGCTGTACGTTGGCTTTACCCTCATTGACGTTTTGGATCACCGTATTGATCTGCTGAAGGAGCATCCCGGCGGCTGCAACAGATTCAATTATCATGGTTTACCCCATAAAAAACTGCGGCAACGCTGCCGCTGCAATCAAGGCATATAGTCCGTAAATAAGGTGTTCTAGGTGCTTAAACTTGGCGCTACCTTCTGCAAGGCGCTCTTCGATACGCTCGTAACGCAAGGCACACTCACGCTCATGCGCGTTAACTTCTATCAATGCTTTTTCACCTGCGTCACTCATAAATGCTTATTTCCATCTTGTGATCCCTCTACAGGAAAACAATTTATGTTGGCAGCTACTGTCCTTCGCTCGCCTTCCCCTTGAAAAGGGTAGACCATATGCTGCATCCAACTAGGAAACATATATAGCCTACCCACTTGCGGCCTTACCACTACGTTCTGAGTAGGCTTCAGCCGCTCTCTATCCCATGTGCTCGACTGTCCGTAGTTAAAACACAGACAGCCATCGCTTTCGCCAGAGGCATTGTACAGCCCGTACTCTTGCGATCCCGGCCTTGGCCCCTGCACTATCTGTGGCGGCACCTTCGTCCATGTCGTACAGCTAATACCCATTACCGTCTTCGTGCCATGATCGTGGATCGGATTGTAATCACCCTCGTAGCTATGCACTGACCATAGCTCATCCATTTCGACGTTTCTGTTCCCGTCCAGCACCTGACCAGATTGGGCCATGAACTGGTTAATATACGTCACGCCCATCTCGCACAAGAACTTAGAAAACGGTGCCAGCCTTGGATCTTCGTGATCCATAACAAGCTGCTCGCCTGTCTTGATCTGACCCACCAGCGTATGCGCCGCGCTGACCTTATCGTTTTGTGTGACTAGCTCATCAAGATAGTCGTTACACGATTCAACGAACTCTGTCGGGATGTCCAACTCCATCAGAAATACTGACGGCAGCGGGTGCATCTGAAACTGTATTTCAGCCATTTACGACTTCTTCAGCCGCTTCTTCGTCTTCTTCGTCTTCTTCTGGCTCAACGAGTTGCGCGTCAGCTTGCACCTTAATCTTCATCATCAAAGGCCAAGTGCCTGACTTACTTGGCATATCGCCCAGTATCGCTAGGATTGCGTTGATCTCGTTTTCTTCTAGGTTAATTTGCACGGTCTATTTTTCCTTATGGTGTATAGGCTTTGGCTGCGGTAACGGCACTGTCTATAGC